AACGGTAGGAGCTATTGGCATCACTTTTCTATGTTCTTCATAGCTGAAGTAAGTTGATTGAGCATGAGTAATTGTCAATCCATATTTCCAAATAAGCGCACTCATTATACTTTGATCGTGCCGGTGGCCTCTTACTCTCATATCTTTACTCTCAGATCGCGTTGAATTATCCCACTCCCCTTTGTAAAGCGTTTCTGATAAGTCTAAATATTCTTGAAAGACTTGTTTTACTTTTTCGTTGTTGAAATCAAATCCCATCACACATGCCATTATCATGGGAATATTCCAAGCCTCTTCTCTCGAAATACCAAAATAATCAAGTGTCTTGTCGTTCGTATAATCGCCCAAACTAAAGCCGATATTATCAAAGAACAAATAACCGTGAGTAGCAATATGCTCAAAAACAGAATGTATATTATGCTTTGCGTAAACCACGCTATCGCACCAAAGAACAATATCCGCATGTTCCGAAGCTTTCTTGATTGCGTAAGGTTTGAATTGATAAGGTATTGATCCACTCCCTCGGTGAGGTTTACAGCCTATAATTTCAGTAGAATTAAATCCAACGAAAGCACCATTGAATCCGGTGTCTTTTAAAGAGTTCTCAAGACGTTTCATCTTTTGGGCATATGAGCCGGTCGAGTCTGCGAATGATACTACTGAATTCATTTAGTATAAGTTGTTGGATAAAATTCTCTTTTAACAAATCTGTCTGAAGTTTTTTGCATTACACAAATGACATTCCACCCATCGGTAGTATTACCCATTGCTGGCCATTCTTCTATATGTAAAATTGTATAACCAACTTTATAAGCCAGTTCTTCATAAAAAACTTGATCTAAATAATGATAACAATGCCCCGGCCAATTACCCATTTTAGGATTTTCATGAATCATTATACCGCCCATCTTAGTCAAATCGTGAATATTTTTAAAGCATTGGTAATGATCTTTGACGTGTTCACTGGTGCCGTAGTCCATGACGAAATCAAATTCACGAGTCGTCTTCAATGGTTCAGATAAATCCCATTGCACCGAATCATTATGTCCCTGAGTATCTATAGCCATGTATTCTATTCCGCATCGTTCCCACATTTCAGAAGCAAAAGGATATGAATAATTTGGCAGTCCACTATGATAAAGATTTCTTATCCCTAATCTTTCAATCCATTGCTTAGACTCCTTTAAATTATCTTCTGGATCATTGCCATAAAAAATTCTATCACAATAAAGATTTTGCGCTCCTAAATCGCATACACTTTTAGGAGTGTACTTTTCAATAAGAGGCTTCAGAATATGTATCGACTTGCTTGTTAGTCCCATTTTTTGAGCGTTTAAAAATTGCTATTTCTTTACCTAATTCATTTCTTGTTCTTGAAAACATTATTATTGCATTTAGTCTAGGATCGAAAGAATATGATATAAGCCTATCTGCAATTTGTATTTTTATATATGGTCGAATAATCATTTTTGAAAATAAACTGGGTTACCACATTCGAAAACTTTTGTTGGTTGTTTGTGTTCCAAGAAATAATTAAAAAAAGCCTGTTGGCATCCTTTAAGATTCCAGTCATCAATAATTAAAATGCCTCCTTTGGAAAGTTTAGGATAAAGATATTGAAGCGGAATTAAAGTAGATTCATATAGATCACCATCGAGTCTAAGCACTGAAATCTTTTTAATCTTCCTTGCTTTCTTTTTAATCGTATTCTGAAACCAACCTTTTACAAATTCGTAATCAGTTATACCCCAGCGCTTCATATTTATTTGAGCATCTTCCAATGAATGAACTGTAACACCTGAAGAGCTTAATCCGGTATTTGAAGTTTTACCTCCTTCAAATCCTGGCTGGCAATCGTCTTCCTCGGTAGCCCAAGGTATACCTTCGAAAGAATCAAATCCCCATCCTTTACGTCCAGCGAGACACATTGCCGCAAAATTATTTCCACAAGCCACCCCACATTCTACCACGTCCCCTTCTATCCCTCTATCTATTGCGTCTTTGGTGAATTGATAACTTAATTCAATAGTCTGCCAACTTGAATAATTTGGTTCTATTCGCAATGAAATGTTTTTAACTGAAGGGATTTGAATCATTTTTGCGTTAAGTATATGTAATGGTAAAGCTGCTTATAAATATGAATCTCGGTCTTAAGTAAATTTCTATCTCGTATTTCTTTACTCCACTTATAGTCTTCGCCTTGCCAAATAGGTTCGAACTTAACTGAAGTAGCAATTTCTTTTTTCATTGCTGTTAAGTGATTAGGCCAACGGAAAAACATATATTTTCCACCGCTTGTAGCATCGTGACGGGCTTCATATTTCTCTCCTAATTTAATAACCCAATCCACATGATTTCTTCCATTCTCAGTATACCATCCATCGAAAGTAACTACATCAGGCATGTTGTTTTTGATCGCTATTAGAATGTCTTCGCAATAAGTAGGAGCTATCCAATCGTCACAGTCTACTGAACAAACGTAAAGCCCCTTAGCTTTGGCATACATATCGTTTCTTTTCGTTCCTGTTGAAACGTGTCTTCCTCGGTCGTCTGTTACTATTTCAATTTCATCGGTCAATTGTGGGGCAATCAATGATTTAATATTTGCAAAATGAGCTATGCTCTTTGATTCTTGTAAGTAGGGAATGCAGATTGAAAGATATATCATGGGAATCCAGCGCCTCTTCGCTGATTAAAAAACTCCTTACCTTGATTCCAATTTCTTGCGCTTGCTTGATAAGTTGAATCGTCCCCATCTTTCTTATGAAGATGTGGAAACTTCAAATGTTCTGAAAACTTCAATGCTCCAAGCCTTCGCGCTGTCCAATAAAGATCTTCGTCAACGAACATACTTTTGTATCCTGGATGCCAGAAATACCCTAGTTTTTCATAAAGCTGTCTGTTCATTATAGGAATAGTGAGTATATTAGTTCCTAAAGGTTGAAAGCAATCATCTACTTTTATAACTAAGGGTCTATCTTCTTGGTAGAACTCTTTTAAAACCATTGGCCCCCACAAAGGAGGACAGTCGAAGTCATCTGATAGGTAAAGTAAAATATCACCTTTAGATTGCTTGGCTGCATGATTAGTAGCTTCTACTACTGATTTATTTTTATTTATTATTCTTTTAGTAGTTGGCCAAAATAATATTTCATATCCCTCAACATTATCATCACTATCCAAACTCAAAATATATTCAACATCACAGCCGGCATTATCTAGCCATTTCCTAGCTGTTTCATAAGCCTTTTGAGGACGGCCACGCGATGGATGCAAAATACTTATCATAAATAAACAACCTTATAATCAAATTGGTCTATCCACAAACTAAAACATCTTTCTAAAAGAAAAGGATGAAGAGGCACATAGTCAGTACCCAAAAAGTTCTTCACCCTTTCCATATTCACCGGCACATTCAGGATTGTCCTAGTATATCCTGAGTTCTTCCAACACAAATTCTTAATTTCTTCGTCATTAGTCATCAAATCAATAGCCGGTTGTAGAAATTCTTCCACATATTGCTTATAAATCTCAGTTTTTGCACAAAAAGCATTGCAGTAGATGGGATATTTTGGTTTTTTTACCATTTTATGTCCTAGTCGATCGAAAATTTCCCTCAAAACAAGCGAAGATCCGAAATGCCAAGCGTCTAACGCCCCCAACATGTCATGATCGGGTGCATTTTTGGTAAAACTCATAATGTCAAAGTCCTCTTCAAACACTTCTGAAGTCAAATCCCTGCGAGGTGGTATCCTTCCGTTCATTTTATGTTTAAGCGCCCATGAACAAACAGCAATTTTATCCGCTTTAGTAGTTAAAACCTTGTCGGCTATGATAGTATTCTCAAAAAATGGTGTAAGAGTCTCATTATAGTAAGGAATGGCAAATGGGAATAAATGAGCCTTTTGATTTTCCTCATAATAAATCTGATGGAGTTCAATCATTTAAGAAGCCATGTTTTTACCTTATAAAAACAATTACCACAACTGAATGATACTTCAAAATCTCGTGTCTCTGACTTGTAAAGCTCGAAGGCTTCTTCCCAAAGCGGTGTCCTTTTAGGCCTTTCAAGCTCCCCTGAAACTAGCATTTTATCTCGTAATTCTGTGCGAGTCACGGATGTAAAAATAGTATTTTTTAAATTTAAAAACAAAAAGCCTGAATTTTATTTCAGGCTCTAAGAAAGGGAGAAGAGAATATTAGTTGAAGCTACTTGCGTTCAAATACGCTAATGTGGCCGCGATTGCTGTAGGGTCGCTGGCGCTTGATCCCTGGCGTAAAAGTCGTTTATAAACTGTTTGTTCGATTCCTGTAAGTGTTAAATCGGTGGTTGAATCATCCCCCGGCTTTTTCCCTGACTTTAACTTTGCCTCTGTGGCACTCATGCCATTCTGAGCGCCCAAAATCAAGAATTCTAGGTTATTAGTCTGAACTATTGCCCCGAATTCACCTATAGCGAAAGTTTCCAAAGTAGTATCCTCGGTTGGGTCAGTATTGAAAACTTTAAGCATAAGCTTATGTTCCCACTGAACATTACCTGATTCTGTCACCTGCTGGCTAACCTCGAAAGAGTGAGCGAACTTAGCCGCTTCAATCTTATAAAGTGTCCGGTAGGTAGCCAATGGGATATTTGTGATAAACCCTGATTGTGTCGCTACTATCGCTGTTGAAAGATCATCGATGTTAAAAAGCCAAAGCCGTTTGTTAAGACCGCCGGATCTTTTTAAATCACCACATGTAATATTTATTCCATTCGTTATGGTACAAGCCATAGTCTATATTTTAATCGTAGAAACAAGTAAGATCACACTGGATGAAGTTAGTACCGAACCGGCTTTCATGTTGTGCGAAAGTGGTCTTAGTTCTTTGATCGTAGAACATGTCTATTCTGTCGAGATCGCTTGAACTTTCAGTACCGATTACAAGGTTTGCAAACTTGCTATTTCCTGTAGTTGTATAGATGGCGAAGTTTGCCAAAGATCCAAACCATGGGTTGTTAGAGTCAGCCAAGTAGTTATCAGCGATGTAAAGCGGAACTACTGGAATTCCTCTATAGTATAGAACTGGAACATTAAACGAAGCAGGGGTTGAATCTGATCCGGTTCCGGCCAATCCCAAAGAATCTGCTGAACTAAATCTTCCTCCCAAAGCTCCTGCTCCTTTACCAACTTGTAAGTCGAATTGTAATTGGATCGCTCCAGGAGTCTTACTTTCATAAGAAGCTAAAAGGTTCTCATACATCGACCCAGTAACCCAGAACACTTTCTGAGTTATATCCAACTGTTTAAGAGTAGGATGTGCCTGAGTATGGCAAGTCTTAAGTGCGTTAAGGGCTTGATCTGTTGTTAAAACTGCTGCTGTCGTATTAGGAAGGTCATTTCCTACCCTCTTCACGCAATAAGAAGCAAACGCATCATATAGTTTTACAAAAAGACCATTGATTACGTTATAATCTGCATTTCCAGAAGCAGTATTACCAAAAAGTACAATTCTCCAAATATCCCTGCGGATAGCGTCAATCATTTCTGACATCCAAACGTCTCTAACTTGAGCGCTTGCATTATAACCATCCAATCCGTTCTTCACGAAAGTTGGATCGTTAGTTAATGCTGAAGCGGTAGCGATGAAGTCAGACTTACACCACTGCATATTGGCTTCAAACTTACCTACCGTAATCTTACGATCGGTGAAAGTACCGCCAGTTGAATATGTAGGACTACAACCTGTAGTAGCTTTTAGAATCTTTTCAAGGTTACCAACCAAGATTAGAAACTCATCAGTACGAATCCCCTGCCTTAGCGTGAACATATCACTAATAGGCGGTGTGCCTATAGTGTTCTTTCTGAAAAGCTCTAGCGGAAGGTTACCAGGGAAGGTATAACCTGGGCTATAAGTATAAGAACTGGCGTTCTGAAATTTCTGAATTTTTTCCATGTTAGTTTCTGTTAAATGATCTTGAGGTAAGCCAAGCGTCACCTAAATCTCCACCCATTTGCATAAGCATTGGATCGTCAGTAGGAACTTCTTTTTTATCGGCTCTGAATTTTGTATCGTTTTTAATCTTTGAATCATCACCGAAGGTCTTTGATTTAAGATCATCGAATTCTTTCTTGATGGCTTTGAATCCTTCTTCGGTAGCTTTAGCTTCTGCCTCAAGTTTGGCTTTAGCTTCAATCGCTTCTTTAGCTTCATTCTTAGCAGCGCCTAGTTGAGATTTAATCTCATCGATAGCGGCTTGCATTGCTGCCATTTGCTTTTGCATATCTGGTGCTCCAGGCTTTGCTGCTGGTGTTGTTTTATCATTCATAAGTGGGTCATAAGCTGTTACTACTCCTCCTGCTACTTGCATTTCAAATCCGTCCTGCGTTTCATAATCTCCATCAGCTAAAGGCGCTCCTGTAGCATCTGTTACATTTGAATTAAGAATACCCGAAGGATCGGCAGCATCAGAAGTTACCGGCGTGCCGTCTGCTAGTACTATATCTAAGTTTTTAGGTTTAAAAGACGCTTTGAATAGTTTGTCTATCTTGTTTCCAAGAGCTTCAAACATTCCTTTGGCTTCTTCTTTGGTTATATGTTCCATATTAATTTTTTGGTTGAATTTTGCAACGGCTTTTAACTTTTCCCGCACAGTATCTACGAAGCCCATTGCTTCAGCTTCGCTGGGGCTCATATCTGTTTCTTTGTCTAGCATTGCATGAACTTGCTCTAATGTCACGCCCTTTTTTGCTACCCTCTTCATGTAACGTGCGGCTAATTCATTCTTAATGCGGTCGAGTCGCTCGGCTCCGCGCTTAAGATCGTTAGAGTTGCCACTTACAGTTCCTGTAGGCAAATGTATCATGAAGCTCCCAGCTGGGCCTATCGTGATATGGTCACAACAATGAGCGCAGTATGTTGCTATCGAAGCACATAAAGCACCTATATTGGCAGTAGTATTTTTTAAGTTTGAAAGTATTGCTCCTATTGCATATCCGGTATCTACATCGCCACCAGGGGAGTCAATATGTATGATCCAATCAGAAGCATTTGGATATCTAGACATATCATCACGAACTGAATCTATCGTGACTCTATCGCCTACTTCACCTTCTAGATAAATATGCCCTGTCATCACATGTAAAAATGCGAAGCAAGAATTTAAAAAATGTTCGGTAAATTCTTAACAATTGAACTGGTGAACAATCTCCCATACTCTTGTGCGGGAAATATTAAATTCATCAGCAGTTTTTTGAAGGGATTGTGATTTTTTATAATGATAAACTATCTCATGATACATGGGCATAGAGCATGATATAATACCATCTTTTATCATCATTTTTATAGTCTCTTCGGATACTCCATATTTATCGGATAGATGACTCATCTGGATGTTGCTGATTCTTTAGCTTTAATTCTTCTATCTAGTTGAGTAAACTCTTTCCATGAACTAACAGGAGTAGGCATGTTTTTGATAATATCAGCAATCAATAAACTTTGATCGGTTAAAGATGTTCCTTGATTTGTTGAATATCCACCATCGGAGATTACTGTTCCTCCCCCAGCTAAAGCTATCATTCCACTGAATGGATTAATAGTAGTTTTACCTTTACCGCTTATTGGAGTAACGTCTATTCTCTCAACACCGCCAGGATTATCACCAACTAACAAAGTAGTTGGCCCCGATGTTAAAAAAGATCCACCGCCAGCCGCAGCATTCATTTGAGATATTGCCCCTGCTGTTTTAGTGCCAACGATGCCAGCCTGAATTATCCTAGTTATCGTAGCGAATGGTTCTATGAAAGGAACTGCTGGCGCTGAGAATATTCTAGTAATAGCAAGACCTGCATCAGCAACAGCTAACCCAACTTGAGTTGATTTACTTTTACCTGCAAATGTTGTTAATGCAGTGCTCAAAGCTGAATATGTTGTATTACTAAGTTCTTTCTTAGCTTTTTGTCGTACTTGTTCTCTATTAAAATCTTCTTGGGCTTGCTGATCTATAGCCTCATTAGCAGCTTTAGCGTTTGCTACTTTCTCCTCCCATTCTGCTTTATCAGCTGCCAATCTTTGTTTTTGCAATTCATCAGCTTCTTTTTTCTTATCCTGTTCTTCCTTCTGATCTAATGCCTCAAATTGTTTTCTTAATTTAAATGCTTCAGTATAGCGTTGTGACTCAGCCTCAACTACAGCCGCAGTAGCTTCAGCAACTTTTAATTTAGCTTCTTTATCATCTCCATTAGCTTTAAGTTCTAATTGTGCTTGTTCTAATAATCTTTGCTTCTGCAATACTTCAGCATCCGATAAAGCTTGAATTAAATTAATTGCTTGTGTTATTGTCTCTTTTCTTTTAGATGACTCTTGTGTTAAAGCTTCTTCTCTAAGTTTAGCAACATCCCTATCAGTGGTAGCGCGTTGAACTATTAACTGTCTTTCGGTTGCATCTAATTGTTTTTGAAGTTCTGCTAGTCTTTTTCCATCAGCTACAGCGCCATTGAATGATTCTGCAACTTTATTGCCAAATTCAACGAATAAATTAGTCGCATTTTCTACCCCTAGTACTACTTTGCCAACTGCATCACCGGCTACTGTCGCGGCCTCTGACCATTTGCCTTCAAATAAAAGTTTAACAGCATCTCCTAATTTAGGTATAAGCTCAAAAAATCCTACAAAACGATTTATAATTTGGCCCTGTAAAAAGTTACCGAAATCAATAAGAGCCTGCTTAGGATTAGTGAAAGCATTATAAATAGCTTCTCCTGCATCCTCAACAATATTTTTAAGTTGCTCTAGTATTGTTTTAAAAATTAAAGTAATCTTATTTAATCTATTCTGCCCTTCTTCACTTGATTTAAAATATGCTATCAATGCGCCTAGAGCAGCACCAACAGCGGCAATAACAGCACCCCATCCAGTGGCTATGAATGCCAAAGATGCTTTAGTCATAGAAGCGATGCTATTCGCAGCACTTAATGCTCCCCCTGTAATTGCATCAAGTGCAGGAGTAGCAGCGCCCATCTTTTGCCCTAGTCCGTTAATTGACTCTTGTAATTTATCAAAAGGACTTTTTACTCCTGTTACCTGTTTTTGAAGCTCATTATATTGTGATGATTGTTTCTTTACATTAGCCTCGTTCCTTACTATCTCTTCTGAAAATTCTTTTAATGTAATACTACCTTCCTTAAAAGCTTGCTTAAGTGCTGCCTGTTGATTTTTATTATCAATGATAGCAGCTTTTATATCGGCTAACTTCTTGAAATTATCCTCAGCTTCTATTTCTATTTTTACTATCCGTGTTTCGTCAGCCATTTTAAAGCATATAAAAATTTACTTCAACGGGTGTACTCGAATCAACAAAATCATCTATAGTATCTACTAAAAAATATCCTATTAAATCTTTTGTTTTTAAATATACAAATTTATCATACTTATAGGATTGATAAATAGATTCAGGCAAAAGCATGGTTGCTTTTATAATAGGATTGTTAAAAATATTTGAAATCCTATTTTGATAAATGTTTTTAATATCAGGATCAAATACACCTGGGATATTTGGATTCTCTAAGGCAAGATTATTTTTATTATTATCGATATTTAATCCGGTCTTAAATTTAGTGAAATATGCATAATCATTAGTAGCCTTTCTGTTATCAACTGATGTAGATGCATCTACATAACCAAATGTAGAATAACCAGGATATAAGTCACTAGCATTAATAGTTGAATTGGTCAATAAACAAAATCCAACTTCATTGTATTTAATTGTTTGCGTAATTATAAATCCTGTGTCTGTCCCATAAAAAGGGAAAAATAATAATGCTTTAGTAGAATTTGTTCCGCCTATTCTAAATAACCCGAAATCTACTCCTGAAGAATTAATTACCCTAACGATTTGGCCTCTCTCGAAAACAACTCCACTCGCAGATGTATCGAATAAACGATATCCAGCTCCTGAGTCTGTTATTGAAGTAAATGCCACTCTTTGATTATCTGTCAATTCAACTAAAGGAACTCTAGCCTGGTATGAATTATCTATTTCCTTATCGAAGAACAAAGAAGCAAAAGGTAAATTGATAGCAATATTTTTATCGATTAGATTATTATTGGTCACTACGTCTAAAGATCCGAATGGAGTATTATTTACATTGTTATAAGTAGTTATTTTATTATCAAAAGATAATTGCTTTAAATTAACATAATTATGAGTAGCCGTATTTGAAGTATAATTATTTACATGTGATATATAATAATTGCTCCAATCTTCAGCATCCTCTAATTTGTATTTACCTATTATATTTAATGTTAATGTCTTTGAATTATTATCGAAAGAAGAAACACATCCGAATGTGCTAATCAGGCATTTTATTAAATCAACGCATTTTATTTTAGGAAGAAAATCCGATGGGCTTAAATAATTATCATAGGAAACGAAACTTTGTTCCTCTATAGTCCAATTGAGATTTACTGTCGTGGTCGCGCTATCTATTACAATAGTTAATGTATCTCCTTTTAAGACATCGACATAACTAATGTATGTAAATGCTGATGTTAATAAGGTTGGCCCATATACATTTGATCCATTTTTTTTTATTGAAAATGTTGGTGTTGATGTAAATGAGTTAACCGTAATTGTACTTTTTACAGTGCATACTCTATCAGAAGTAAATATCCCTGAAGAAACAAGATTATTATTATCATTTACTTCCGTAAAAGAAGTGTAGTTACTTGGTATCGATGCTATGACTTGATTTTGACCGGTTAACTTTATAGGCCCGAATCTATTCGGTTTACCTATTAATCCATTAGTAGGAGTTATTATTAACGATTTATAAAGGCCATCTTGTAGTAATGTCCCATTAATTTTTATGTCAGTTTGACAACTTATCTCATCAAGAATAGTGCTTAAATAAAAACATGGGTAAAAATCAAATACTGGTTTAGAGTAAAACTCTGGCGATGAAGGAGCGACACCGCCTACAGTTCCAGGCGCGCTGAATTTACCGCTATACATTATGCTAGTAGAATTATAAACTGAAAGTCCACGCTCATAATTTGACCACCAATCTACCAACGGGAATACTATTCCATAAGTTTGTCCTGTTGAAGCATTGACATATGTATCATTCATCTTAACTGTATAATTTCGTGAAGATGTAACGCCAGTATAATCTAAGTCAGTTATATAAATATCCAATCCTTGTATCCAATCACTATTCCCAGAAATATAGTAGCAATTTAAAGTATCAGTATCTTCTTGAATTACTATAAATCCACGATCTATGATATTCCCATCCTTAACCCTATTGAAAGCTTGTTTAGTGGCGGCTATTTGATTTATCATCATAGGCCCATTATAACCAAGAATTTTACGATTTACTGAGTTATTATCTAATGAAAAATTAATGGATGTATCTCCCCGTACGGTTCCATCGAATAATGAAATGGATCTTTTCGTAATAGCAAATTCGCCATCAAAATTTAAAGTATCTCCATTGTCATTTATGAATGTCATAGCGATTGAGAAGGTATTTCATCGGTATATGAAATAGATAACGAAATGGACAATGATTTATCTTTATCTTGCCTTACATAAAGGCTATTATTAGAAACTAAAACAGTTTGTCTATCATATTGACTTGTGCAAATCTGCACTAATGGTGAGCTTGTTATTAATTTAATAGCATCCTCTTGGGCCGATGTTAGAAGCTGGCTCGTTAAAGCTATTTTATTTTTACTTCTCCGTTTAGTCTGCTTTGTAATTGAATCGGCAAATTCACCATAACTATTTGGCCAATTATTGTAGATATTTACGTCTTGTGTCTTATTTTCTAAAATATCTATAGAATATTTTTTCCCTTTCTTAGCATTGAAGTTCCAATAATTGTAACCTCCTAGATAGTTCAACCATACTAGATAGAAGTCATTAAATGAACAATGGTTATTAACATCAATTATCATGGTAGTTGATAATTGATTATCAGATGAATCATATATAGTAATATCTATTCTATCCTCAAGATTTATACTTTGAGAAATGGCGTATCTATTTATCCCATAAACACTACTTGATACCGTATCTCTGATAGAGGATATTAAAGAATAATTACCATTTGATAATCTATATAAATCCCGTTTAATGTATTGACTTGTTCCAGTATTATTTATATAGCTTACATCAAAATATTTTCCTGGGAATAATGTAGGTCTTGTGAAATCAGTTAGCCAAAGTTGTTGTGTAGCAGAAGTGCCTCCATAAATATATTTGCTCAATGTACCTTGGGATTGAGTTTTAAAAGGAAGTTTAGCATTTATCGCATAATATTCAGATCCAAAAGCAGGCGAATCGGATGTGTAAGAACTTACATATTCAGAAACAGTATACATATTAGAATCATCATAACTTTCCGCATAAGTTATATAGAAATTAGTCCAAGCATCAATATTACATGGATAACTATCTAATAATGAATTATTACTTATTATTTCTATTTTACTTTTTATGAATTCAGAAATATTTAGAGTGATTATTCCTGAAGAATCAGGTATCAATTTAATTTCAGTTATTAATTCTGTTGGCTTTATTGTATTAAAAGGATGGAATGAGGATAATCCAGCATAAATTTTAATCCTTGCGCAATAGTTGAAATAATAATATTGTACTGTTCCTGAACTCAATACGTTCCCGGCGGAATAAGGCAGGTTTATTACAAAGTTTGTATCTGAAAACCATTGGATAATTTTGTATACTCCATCTACTGAAGTACCAGAAAGTATTACTTGTTCAAATGCTGATGCTGTTCCAGTAGTCTTTATATCACCGCTTGCATTGATATAAGTATAACCATTATAGTTTGAAAATGTAGTTATAGATCTAGCTATATCACTGCCATTTGTAGGCCAAATATCAGATTTAAGTTTATAGACTATCGGAAGATGAACACAATTCCAATTATGTGTTAATACTGATTTATAATATGTAATAGTATATGTTGCTGTGCCTAACGGTATAAAAGCAATATTCGTTGCCGAGGAATATTCTCTTATGAAGAAATTATTTACATTTGATTTTATAACATACCAATATCCATTATAAGAAGAAAAAGTGGAATATATATAAATGAAATCCCCAGTGTTTAAACCATGTGAATTTTTAGTAAATATCGCATCAGGAGAATTATCAGAAACCGTAACGCCTGTTACTTGTGTGGAATCTAAAACATAACCTTGTGGCCTTTTAATTACCGTTAGAGACATTTACATTCCATGTTTTAACCATATTATCTAAAAACTCATCTGCTACTTCTTTAGCTATAGCCGCACCTATCGAGTCGATAAATCCATCTATCTCGTTAGAGTAAATATCTTTACGTCCTCCCTTTTGAAATAGCTCTGTCCCTTTATTTTGTATGTTAGTAGCAATCGCCCAAACTGCTGATTCTGGTTTCCCTACCATATTAACCCAAGCTGTGATATTATCAATCATCGCCCGTGAAGGCTTCTTATCAGGCGTGGCCTTTCGTCCTGTTTCTACTGTTGCGAAATAAGGTCTAGCGCCTATTACTTCTACCGTTATTTTATCGCCATGATCTGACTCGGTGAACTTGTAATAAATAGATCCAGCACTCTTACCGCTCTTTGTCGTGCCAGTGGATTCAAGATTGTTTCTTATCTTCTGTATGAAAGAGTTGCTTTGCTCGTTCAATATGGAAAGTATCGCGCTATTCATACATAGAACAATAATCAAAAGAATCTGGCACTATTAAATCCATCTGTAAAATAAATCCTGTAGCAATATCAGCAGTTACTTTTATTACTGGTTCCTTTCTCACATTAGTAATCTCAACCGTCTGAGTATTTATATCGTCAGTGTTATCCTTGTCCAGTAAAATGTCATTGAGTTTATTTAAAAATTTATCAGAAAGCAGATCAGTTTCGTCAAGTATTTTTGCGGTAGCATCCTCCGCCCCTTGCTTGTCGTCCAATTGATAAAATACCATGCCGACTTGATAAGTCTTAGTAAATCCAAATCCGTTTTCGATTGGATCGATCTTCTGTTTGAGTGGATCAAGACAAACTCTTTTATCTAGTTTCTTGCCTAAAGCGTTGAAATCAGAAGCCCTAGCGTAAGCGTAAAGTATTGAGTCGTCTATTGATTTAACCGTGTCACTGATAAGTGTACGTACCGCGAGATGTGAAGATTTTAAAGGATTGCTCACGAATACAAAATAACCTATTTATTCTTATTATTCATAATCCTGTTGTATTCCTTTTGAGCATGTGATTTCCAGGCCATTAATTTTAACTTTGTATAGAACTCTCCCGCACTCCATTTGAGGACTTCTTTGTCTGTTTCATTGACATACCGTGCGACCGAATCCAAAGTGGAATAGAAGCCAAACGTTTCAGCAATATTTTTAAACCCTGCCTGTTCTTCTTCATCTGTATATTCTGACGTAGGAAGCTCATCGTTTTGCCGCTTTGCATACTCAAGCACTTGGCTTGAAAAAAAGAACCGGCAGCCAAGACCTCCAAGCAAGGCAATTCTAAGAAAGTCTTAGCTAAAAAACGGGCCTTTTCACTATCGTAAGGCTCTTTTTGTCCCTGACAATATATGGCCGCATAGTAAGCCAAAGCCTCTGATTGCTCCTGTAAACTTTCCGATTGCCTTACTTTATCTATTTCTGAGCATACATCTTGAAACTGTTCTATAGTTTCAAAAGTCACATTTTTAGGGAAATAGTACTCACCAAGTTTATCAGGGTTAGGATCAATTATAGGGGTATTGTCTAGGAATACTGAGGCTGAAAGTATAGACTCAAGGTTTTCAATTTTGTCTCCGGGATGTAATTCAACGCCTATTTCTTCTAATATTACCTTGATTGCATCAATCTTTTTAAGATTTAAATCTATCAAACGTAGGAATGTATTAAACTTAACATCATCCCATCGGGTAGGATATTCGTATTTCTTTCCTTTTACTTTTATGGTTATCATATTCCAGGTTTTTTAGTGTAGCTCTTCATTGTCTGAGGTAAAAATGCATGTGTCTTTCTAATCCCTAAAGTGACATAAGGATAACGGGCAGCATCGATTAAGTGATTGAAAGCGTCAATTGGCTCATCTGTTATCTTCCCGTTATGCGTCATCCATGTATAATTGTTCAATTCGGTCTTTAGGTTATGGCTCCATCGGGTAACGTGTATCTTACATTCGTTCATCTTCCCTAATCCGAACGAAATAGAATCCTTGCCTTTTATTGCCGGTTGTGCGTTAAGTCCATTATCTGAAAGGTCTTTAATACTTCTTGGTTCGGCACTATCACAAACGTAAGGGCGAGACAAATTTAACTTTTTAGCCTTCAATGTTCTAACTATTTCTGCGTTAGTTGGATTGGTTTGATCGTAAAGGATCTCGTTTAAATACAAGTTATTGTTATGCCACTGTACCTCAACTATTGCAGTGGGAAACCCGAAATCTATCCCATAATAGCTTTGATAGTTAGGCATTTCGTCTATCTCTTCCCACTCCGGAAAGACCAAAATCTCTTTATTAGCTCTCGGTTCTTGTTGATAAAGACTGTTAAACGTTATTGGTGTATCCTGCTTAATTTTTAAAAGTCTTTCCAGCGAATGTTTCTCTGGCCAAAGAGCTTCGCCTATTTGTCTTGGATCATCTTTGCTTTCTCGTTCTTTTATAGCCTGAAAAGTCACGACTTCCCAATCGTTATCAGTTTGTAGTATACGCCCAGCTAAATCGTCCTGATGCCACCTGGTCATAATTAAAAGCTGCTGGCTATCATTGTGTAGTCGAGTTGAGAAAACGTCTGTATACCAATTATAGACCTTTTCACGTATGGTATTACTCATGGCCTCCTCGCGATCTTTAAATGGATCGTCTATAATCCCGATATCCACCGGCGTTCCTGTTAAAGATCCCCCAACCCCTACAGTTTTAACGAATCCAGTATGGCCTATGATCTCGAAAGTCTCTGAATTACGTAGGTAAGTGTTCTTTGAAGGGTTTATGGCTGAATTCTCATTAAGAGTCGTCTTAGGGAAGACTTCTGAATAAGGTTTGTCGTCTATTATCCTTTGAATATCTCGGTTGAAACTGCTTGCCATTGTAGCAGAATATGAACAAATGGCTATTTTATTATCCGGGTTACGCCCTAACATGAAAGCCGGTAGTCTACGGGTGGAAAGTTCACTCTTACCATGCTGCGGAGGAACAAAAAGCATTAGTTTCTTAATGTTGCCTAATGCAAACTGCTCTAGTTTATTAGTTATTGCCTCATGATGCCAATTGAAATGATATTCTGGCTTAGTATAAAGTATGAAGTCTTTGAAATTACGCCTTGCAAGCTCAGACTCAAGTATTTTCTCTTCTTCTAGCGTTAAGCAATTCTCTGATTGTATCATTTGAAAGCTTACTTGGATCTAAAGTAACTGTCTGCATTTCGCCTTGTACGTCAACATCTATAGTTTCTGTAGGTTTACCGAAATAGTATTCAAAGTAAAGTTTAATGTATTGGAAATCGCCTTTATCTAGCCCAAGCTTAAGCTTTTCTAAGGCTATAATTTCCATTGGGCCAAGCTTTTCAATTAGTTTAAGCTCCTCCGCTTTGCTCTTACGGCCCGCTCCTGGTCTTGCTCCACCGTTAGCCATGATTAAAAGTGATTATTCAGTTTCAAATTTACTAAAATTTTATCTTTTCCCGTTTATACTGCTTGCTAAGATTAAATTTAGGCAATCCATGGATATTGAGTCTCTTAGGGTAATAAGCAGGCTCTAAGTTACCGTAAACATAACCTAAATCACGACCAGATGTGCATGATGAAAGTGTTAAAAAGAGCGCCCACACAAAGACGCTCCAAACCTTAACACCACTACCAAATAAACTATGAAATTTCATAATGCTTTTTTTCTAATTCTGATAATAATTGCCCACAATGAATGCATTTTGGATCGATTGATAATTTAACAACATCTTCCAATTTGAATCTATGTTTACACCGTAATCCTAATATTTTCCTTAACCATTTCATTTCCTTAATCAGTTACCCTTTTCTAAAGCCTTAGCCTTCTCAATCAACTTCCCATACTCCTTGAATGCTTTTGTTGCCTCTCTGAGTTGTTCCTTAGCTTCATTTATTGTTGTATTCAAAAATTGAATTTTTTTAATTAACTCATCTTGTTTCTCTTGTAATTCCATAAATTAACTTAAATAAGATTTTAGACTATGAATTGTCTGCCTAAAAATATAATCTTTAGCCTTTTGATCCGTTGGTAACTGTTCATAAGGAAGAAAGCATGGATGTTCTTTAGTTTCTGGATTCTTAACCGCGCCATATTTCCAACCTTCTTCAGTCTTTTGCTTTAACCATGATTCATGGGATGCGGATGGTAATGCATTTGGGTTTAATAAATGAAAATTAACCCCATTGATTGCTGATGATTTTTGCCATTCTGGGGCATTATTCCAGTCTGGTTGTGAATTATCACCTATGCTCTCACAATAGGCTTTATTCAATTCATGTGCGATTTGTGCTATGTTTTCTATAGTCATATTTTTTTTAAATTTTGTTGCTTTTATAAAACCGCCCTACCTGATAGGCGGCAGACTCCTAAACTTTTCCATGTAAACTACTCTATGAATCATATAGATGAACGTGTTCAGATAATTCAATATTTAATTTTTTGCTCCTTATTATACCAATCAATCATCTTATTGAATGATTTTTTGGATATCGTCACCCATCCTCCCGGCATTGTTGAATCAGGCCAAATAGCAACTCTATCCTCGTGAACCAAAATGTCTGATTCGCCAGCTTGAATATTATCGCGCAAAAGCCTACTTAATTTTTTATCGGTATTCGCTTTTCTTGGTGACATCAATTCAAACAGTTATGACCATTAATCTTCTTTCCGTTCAAAGTCCTATAAGTCCAAGAATTATAAATTAAGCATTCTGAATAATCCCATTTAGATTCTCCACCAAACCAAATATCTAAAGTAAGTATTATTGGCGCTGGTGAATACATAACCGTCATTGGGTGTTCCACTTTATGAGAGGTCATGCTTCATCTAGTAAATACAAATATTCACAACCAGGAGACTTCATTTCCTTAAGAACTTCAAGACAAAGATCAGCCGCTTGAATTAGAATTGAATCATTGGCGTACTTGGCGGCGGACTCGGCGGCGGACTTGGCGGCGGACTCGGCGGCGGACTTGGCGTACTCGGCGGCGGACTCGGCGTACTCGGCGGCGAGTTGTTCACATAAAATTATCGAATCTGGAATATTATCAACTTTTGAAAGTTTTTCTTTCAGCTCTCCATTAGCTAAATTAGCAGTGATTTTATTGATTATCTTTAATGTGATCTTCGTCGAAAATTCGATTTGATCCAAAACATTTGAGTTCAATTGTGCAATACCGATTGCTCGCATCCCTTTTGCCCTAGCTTGATTGGAAGACCAATTAGCATCATTTAATCGTATTTTAAAACCTCTTACTGATGAGCCGACACAGGGAGGATTGTCAGAATGAGGAAGCCCGTAAGCGTAGCAGACAGCAGCTTCGATGCACATTTCACCCGGAACCGGATTACCCATTCCTGATGAAAGACCACAATCAATTGTCTCTTTTACTTTAGATGCTATTTCTTTAGTTAATTCCATAGGGGTAGTTTGTTTATGAGATATGAATATAGTTTCCATTAAGCCACTCGTTCGATAAAAATTTTTTTATTTTCTTCTACTATTGAGAAAGTTTTTTCAGGTTCGCGGTTCCTGATCGCATATAAATACTGATCGCTGTATTTCGCGGCTTTACCTAAAAGCTGTATTTTCTGGCCTATTTTAAGGCTTTTTGAATCATATATTGGTTTCCGTCCTGCCATGTGGCAAACATACGTATAAAATAATTATAAAAAAAATAGGTGACTGATTAGGAAACTAAAAAAATTAGGTGTTACTTTCGGAATAATTAATCAAAACAACGAAACGCCATGAAAACTATATGGAAATTTCAATTAGGCATGACTGACAATCAAATTGTTAAAATGCCAAAAGATGCGGAAATACTTTGCGCTCAAGTTCAAAACGGTAACCCACACTTATGGGCTTTAGTTGAATCTGAAAATCAAGAAGAAGAAAGGTTCATCGAGATATATGGAACTGGCCATAAAGTTAATGGCTTAGGTGAAAGGAAATATATATCTACCTTCCAATTAGAAGGCGGTTCACTTATTTTTCATGTTTTTGAATACTTAGGCATTTAATCCCCTCATTAATCCCCTCCACCCAAATAATAAACACCCAACAAAATGATCGCAAGAAAATCAACAACTAAACCAAGAAAATCAAAGGACAAAGGAAAAAACTGGTCTATACTAGTGCTCATTGATATTGATGGATGGCGTAAAAATTTCCGTACTGGATTCTATAGTTTTTGTGCAAAGAGATGGTTTTTATTGCCACTAGGAACAGGAGAAAAGGTTAACATTCGCGAAATGCGGTGGTTTTATATTGAACAATTAGACGAAGATTAAACCGGGGACAGGGTTAGCTGAACAGATAATGTTTATGGAAAAATCAATTTTAACAACACCATCGAAACTCCAAGTAGGAGAAGATGCGTATCTCTATGTTGCCTTTGATAAGGATGTGGAGTTACGAATTATGCCGCTATCTGTTAATTGGCTCTTTTTGCCATGCAAGATAACGGCAGTGAAATTTACACCAAGCAAGGTGTATTACGATCTGGCTCTCAGTGTAGAATTACCAGACGAAGAAAGCAGGAACATAAGACTACACAGCGTAGATTCTGCTTTATTATTCACAATTGATGAATATGTTAAACGAACAAAAGAGGACTTCAATCAAGTGGGATTACTTGTAAATCTACTGCATGAGTTCTGGAATCAATCATCTGATTCATGTCCATTGGAGGCTCATGAACAAGAGGAGCAAGAGAAGAAGTGGAAAGTTTTTATCGAATCTAAATTTTAAAACGGTTTAAATTTTTAATTGGGGGACTAATAATCCCCCTCTTAACACACCTTAAAAAATAAAGATATGAAATTAGCAGAACACGTTGAACAAGAATACAAAAGACTTCTCGAAGAAAACGAAAGCCTTAAAGCAAAGAATAAATATTTACAAAACGCTCTTGACCTTAAAAATGGTGGAGAAAGTAGGCAAATATTAATGATTGATTCACTGAAGCGCATTATTGATTTACAGAATGCAATCAGAAAAATTATTTCCTCTTGGTATGATTATTCGGAAAGCAATGATGAAATACCAAATCAATGGTTAGTCGATATTGCTAACATCGCAGAACAGGCATTAGAAAAAAGTACTGAGGTTGATTATGAATTTGAGATCCGAAAAGAGGTTAAGGAGTTGGAAGCAATTAATAAACAACTTCTGGAAGCCCTCGGAGAATCAGCCGAAATAATTAAACATGATTTGAATGATTGGATAATGCCCACAGACAGAAAAGAACGATGTTTAAATTACCTGTCTCTACTTATTAACAATACCAAGTTATGAAAACAAACGACTCATCACACTACAGCCCGATAAATCCTACACTTGGTAATCCCTACCACAATACCAAAGGGGGCTCTGATATCCTTGAAGTAGTTTTCTTTTGCGAGGGTGAGATTGTTTCGGAGTACGAAGATAAGAAATATTTACCTTATTCATTCTTGGAAGTCGGGCCTTCAAGTGTTGAAATAACAATGGTTAAACCAGAAGTTACAAACTGTTTCGCGATCGAGGAAGACATACATACGGCACTTAGAAAACAATTCGGAAGAGACTACACACTAAATTTTACAAAATGATACACTTAAAAATAAGAATAACAAATTCAATTCTAGGAACATGGGCTTGCGAAGAATTAAAAGAAGAGCATGATATGAACGACCCATTGGCAATTAATAAATCTATCCCAGAAGCTATAGAGGACTTTCTTTATGCCTATAAAGTTTTCAATGGCTTCACTCCTAATTACAAATGGTCTTAAACTAAAATAAACTATGAAAGGAAAATTAATTGCATTCCACGGAAAGCCAGAAATCAAAGAAGAATATTTGAATCGAATTCGAATGCACAAAGCTGCCGATCAAATTGTTCACGGACAATATTGGGAAGATGGTAAAGGTTGCGCAGTCGGATGCACTATTCACGGCAATCAACACTATCGATATGAAACAGAATTAGGCATCCCAAGACATTTAGCTTATCTAGAAGATTCAATTTTTGAAGGACTTTCAAATGGTAATTCGTTAAATTTTCCAGAACAATTTTTATCGGCCATTAAAGTTGGTGCTGACCTTTCTTTAGTTTACCATAAATTCATGGTGTGGATGCTTATTCATCCATCGCAGGGGGTTTTAAGATTCGCTGATGAGTGTGGATCGATAGCAATTAAACGAGTAGCCGAACTTCATCAATTGGAAATTAATGGGGCTGCCGCTGGGGCTGCCGCTTGGGCTGCCGCTAGGGCTGCCGCTGGGGCTGCCGCTGGGGCTGCCGCTTGGGCTGCCGCTAGGGCTGCCGCTTGGGCTGCCGCTAGGGATGCCGCTTGGGATGCCGCTGGGGCTGCCGCTTGGGCTGCCGCTAGGGCTGCCGCTTGGGCTGCCGCTTGGGATGCCGCTAGGGATGCCGCTTGGGATGCCGCTGGGGCTGCCGCGCGAATTCAACAACGCGATCAATTACTTAAACTTTTATCGGAGGCTATCTAATGCTTAATACCCTATGGAAACACAACTCCAAATAACACAAAAAGAATTTTACAACAATATCCGCCCGATGTGGATAGAACAATCTGGCTTAGATGATTCAGCATTCGCCAGGGAAATTTCTTTTGCAATTCAACACGCGACCAAAAATCCTTATCTGAAACAATGCACACAAAATTCAGTTCTTAGGGCTGTCATGAATGTGGCTCAAGTAGGGTTAACGCTCAATCCAGTTTCAAAATACGCTTATCTTATCCCGCGCTACAACGGACAAAGTAAAGAGCTTGAATGCGTTTTAGATCCGTCATATATCGGACTTGCAAAGCTACTTACTGATTCAGGTTCCGTTACTTCGATTGAATGTCATATTATCCATGAAGGTGACGATTGTTTAGTTGATTTAGCTTGCGAGCAAAAGATACTTAAACATACTCCATACTTTTTAAACAAGAAAGTTAAGGGTGGAATACTTGGAGTCTATTCGGTTGCCATTCTTCCCGATAAATCGAAGCACGTTGAGGTTATGTCCTTTGTCGAGCTAAATGAAATACGCGACCGTAGCGAGTCTTACAAGGCATTCAAGGATAATAAAATAAAGGCTTGCACATGGGTAACCGATGAGGGTGAAATGTGCCGAAAGACTGTTATCAAAAGACATTCAAAATACTTGCCTAAATCTGAACGAACGGCTAAATTAGAAAGGGCAATTGAACTCGATAACGAAACAAACGGATTCAGAGAACCTATGGATTTCGGAATGTTACAGTTCCTTGAAACTTCGATCGATAGATCGACAATTGATCCCGACCGTAAAGCAAAGCTAAAGGTTCAAATGAGTAAATGGGAATACAAATCTGATGCCTATGAACTCATGAAAGAACTTGGCGAATCAATGCCTATCATCGGAGTTCATACTACACCGCATACAGTTTCAGAAATAGGTGAGGCCGCAAGGAACGCTGCCGACCGTGATGATTATTATGTAGACCAAAGAAAGAAATGAACGGGTTAACCTTAGCTTGCGAAATTAAGAATATTTACACTCTAGTCGATGGCGGTGTAACTGTTAAACTTGAATTGCCTGAACTTTCAGCCGAACAGATAGGCGCTTTATACGGATTCAGGAAACAAGCTATCGCAGTTTATTTCTCCCCTAAAGGGATAACAAAAGGAGAGATTGACAAAGTTGACACAATCAGCCCAGATTTAGGCGGCAAAAGTCAATCGCAAAGAATCAGGAATACGCTTTATAAATTGTTTGATTCTAGCGATCATGGATTAAAAACGTTCGATGAGTTCTACAAAGAGAAAACAGAAAAGTATATTGAATTTCTTAAATCAAAAATTGAATCATGAACTGTTCAATAGAGGATTGCGATAATCCACAAGAAGGAACCACTGGCTTTTGTGCGAGTCACAACCATCAAATGCGAAAGGCAGAACGTGACGCTAAGAAGATTAAAATTGCAAAGCCAGTTAATAAAGTTTCAGAGAAAAGAGCCGATGAACTTTTACAATATCCAAAGCTTAAGAAACAATATTTAGAGTTTAAAATGGCATGTGAAATGAAATTTCAAGGATGCTCGATTACAGCAACGGATATCCATCATATAAGTTTATCAGCTACAAACTTTTTGAATACTGATACGTGGGTTAGTTGCTGTCGATTTTGCCACTCGGTTTGTGAAAATATGCCAGCAGAAGAAAGACGAAGATTAGGACTATTAACAGACTAAAATAAAATACCTATGAGCCAGAATCAAAAGATAATTTCCTATTTAACTCCTCCGGGAAGGACGATAACTACATATCAGGCTTTCATTAAATTCAGAATAACACGTCTTGCCAGTAGGATTAACGAGATCAAAAAGACACATTCAGTTAGAAAGGAATTGATTTGGGATAAAAAGAATAAGATTCATTATACAAAATATAGCCTTTCATGATATTAAAACAAAATCATGTTCGTCAAAATCTATTTAAAAGCGAAAAGCCAATACCTAAATATTATTTTACTACTAAAGAAGTTTCAGAAATAATAGGGGTTCGCATGTGTACAATAAGATTTTGGACAAAGACATTTAATATCTATAAAAAATTAACTGTTTATAAAGAACAATGGATGTTCCCCCGTAAATCTGTGGCTAAATTTTATCATGTAAAAAGATTGCTCAGAGAAGAACACTTTACAATAGAAGGCGCTAAATTGAAACTTAAAATTATTGAATAATGAGACACATTAACAACGCAAGCTCATCAGGGGATACCAGCAGGATTCATCCATATTTAACTCAATCAGGCTGGCTTAGTCGGCTCCATGACTTTGAACGCGAAGGCAAATCAGAGGCTTTAAAATCAAGAGTTAAGGCTATAATAGAAGGCTTTAGAGACATTCCTAATTACTTACCATCAAACAAATGAAATGGATAAGCGTCAAAGACAGACTACCTGAAATAATTCAGGATCATGAAAAAGAAATTTCAGAATCAATACCATGTATTGTGCTTCTTTCAAATAGAGAAGTTTATAAAGCAAGATTAGCGCATTGGTTTGAGGATGATTTCGTCAAAGAAAAATTCTATTGGTATTTTACTGATTCGTATGAAACAGCTGATACAGTTACGCATTGGACTGAATTTAAATTACCATGATTAAGCCATATCTTTTAACATCGACACTGAAAAAAGCCATTGAGCAAAATAGATTCATTTTAGTAAGACATTTTAATGGATACTTGTACGGAATAAATTGTAAAATTCCTTTTCGGTGGCTACAAGATAATGAAGAAACAGTTATCATTGGCTGGCGATCTTGTTCCTTTCATGAATATTTAACTTACAAAATACCATTCACAAAATGACCCCATTGATTAACTCTACCCCTCATCAAGACCTAAGAGATTGGAGAGAACTCGATAAAAGAGTCCGCACATTTAAAGAATCACAGTGGCAGAAAAATTTTAACTTCAATCCGCTAATTGCTTTTGTTTTTACTTGCTTAGTAGGGGCAATGTTTGCTATAGCACTTCTTTTTTTAACTAGCTTAATTGTTGTGAAATAGCCCAAATTAGCCTAAAAACAGCCATAAAAATAAATCTTGAAATTTGTAACATAATTCAAAAAGAATCGTTTATATTTACATAACAATTAAACGAAACGTCATGAAAACTCAAATCACCAAATTAAGAAATACAGAAGGTAAAATTTGCACTTGCGCTAATTGCGGACGCGAAATTACTAATCTATTCCAAGTTGGAACTAAGATTTACGGTTCAGAATGCGTTATATCTCTTTTTGGTGCTTTCGGTGAAAATCAAGTTAAATCACAAAATTTATTAGCTAAGAAATATAATGGTATTTCAGAGGCTACTAAAAGCAGATCAATGAACATTTTAAATATTACTGAAGATCAATATTTCACAAGATTCATAACAACGGGGCAATTTTAAAGCCCCCCTTTTTTTATTCCATGATTTCATTCAAACAATATTCAAATGCCTTTTATGATGGATATCATGTAAAATGTGATGAAATAAAAGGCATTATCAGTTCAGGAAGATGTAAACAAATTTATGATGAAATGAAAAAAAAGCAACACGGAGGCAAGCGTAAAGGCTCAGGCCGACCAAAGAAAGAAAAGACGGTGGTGATGCGTATTCCTAAATCAAAAGTTAAAGAAATTAAAGCATTGATAAAATGAGGCTTCGTAATAACACCATACTCCCCAACCTAAAATGAGTCATCAAAATCAATTGAAGCCAGAAGATAACAAATTCCATAAAGGAAATGGAGTTGATAAGAAGCACTATTGGCTCACTCCACCCAAATTAATGGAATCAATGCAGCTTGAATTTCAATTCGATGCTGATGCATGTCCATATCCTAAGCCAGAAAATTTTGACGGGCTTACTGATAATTTCGAAGGTAAAAAATGTGTGTACATGAATCCTCCGTTTGGGTCAATAATTCATAAAGGTAAAAAGAAAGGCCCTACAGCATGGGCAAGACAAGCGATTAGACTTAAAGAGAATGGTATTAAAGTGGTTATGGTTTATCCGATTGATAAATGGATTCTAATGATGATAGCCAATGGCGCAAAGATTACAAATCTAGGCGATGTTAAATGGTGCGCCACTGAAGACGGATCGGCAGGAAAAGGAACCGGAAGACATATTGCACAATTTGTTTTGGATCCAAAATCAACACATGAAACAGTTTTGGATGAATTACTAGATTCTAATGATACTATTATCGGATGATATGCGATTAAGAAATAATACTATTTTGCCCAACCTAAAAAGAAAGGCTATGACTCCGGTAATTTATGAACGTATCGATAGTAACAATGTGAGGATAGGAACGAAGTGGTTTTGCTATAGGCGCGGCATTGATATTTTAAACCCGATGAAACCAGGAGTAATGATTTTTGACGGCCAAGACAAACGCTTTGTTTCGAATGATTGGTATAATCTAAACACCTCAGGAACATACGAAGAATTTGAAAGGTCTTTTGAATTATGGATTAAAAGTTTATAAAAAATGGATTACATAAAAAAGCCATGCAAACATTGTCCTTATAGAAATGACGTTAAACCATTTCTTACTTTGGAACGAACTGAGGAACTTGCTTACCTACCTCAAAATCCCTATAACGAATTCTATTGCCATAAAACTATAGAATACGATGGCGAAGAAGATCATCAGGGCCGACCAACTGGCGATTATTCGGAAACAAAAATATGCGCTGGCTTTTTAACACTTCGCGCTCAAATGGGATTAGAATTACCCGAAGGATTTGAGCCATCATGGGATATTTGCTACATCGATGAATGGGATATGATAGGAGCAAGGGAAAGTTTGGATGAAGAAATTGAAAGATTATGAGAGTATTAGTTGCATGTGAAGAAAGCCAAGTAGTTTGCAAAGCCTTTCGAGAAAGAGGGCATGAGGCCTACTCATGTGATATATTACCGACTTCTGGAGATCATTCAGAGTGGCATATCAAAGACGATGTAAGGAATATTTTGAGACACGATTTAGGCAGCGAACCTGAATGGGATATGGTTTTAGCGTTCCCGCCGTGTACTGATCTTGCCGTGAGTGGGGCAAAGCATTTTTGGTGGAAACGAGAAAACGGACAACAACAAAAAAGTATTTTGTTCTTTGAGTTTTTTACATATCTCAAAACTCCATTTGTTTGCATTGAAAACCCAATTGGAATCATGAGCACGCTTTACAGGAAACCAGATCAAATAATTCAACCTTGGCAATTTGGACATGGGGAAGTCAAAGCAACATGTTTATGGCTTAAAGGATTGCCTCTACTGAAGCCTACTGATTTAGTTGAAGGACGCGATCCTAAAGTTTGGAAAATGCCGCCATCTAAGGATAGGGCCAAATTAAGAAGTAAGACTTATCTAGGAATAGCAAAAGCAATGGCAGAACAATGGGGTTAAAAATTTTCTCCTTACTTCAGGCATGGTTTTTACAGTGAAAAAAAATATTTTAGATAAACGATGATTTTGTATTGGGGATTTATTAAGTTTGTTTTGTCAAAGTGAATTTGATGCGTGATGTCCGGCACGGAAAAAGAAATTTAAAAGCCTTTTGAGGCCAAACCTGCGGACACGGGGGCGGCATCAAGAGGCATTTTTGTTTTATGGAGATTAATATCAATGAAAAGAAAATCGTGAATGCAAAGAAATTATGCGTTCACCTGAAAGTTTCTGATTGCTTCGATGCCATTCTTGAAGATGAAGACGGAAATGAATTAAAAGATTACAGCGATTACGTTCCTAACTTTATGCCGGGCCAACATTTTGGCGATTACGTGATACTGGATATTGACATTGATACTGGCCAAATAACTAATTGGGAAAAGCCTTCTAAAAAACAGATAGAAGATTTTATTGGCGGCATTAATGATGAGGATTAAAAATGGCTAAGGCTGATTTTTGTTTTACTTACTATGATGGTGATGCTGCCCGAGATATGGCTCACATGAATAGGTTAGAGCGCGGAGCCTACTCGGATATTATCATCAGCCAGCGCAAGTTTGGACACCTTACAAAAGATCAGATTAAAAAAATTCTTGGTAAAGATTTTGACGAATGTTTTGGGGCTATTGAACTTGTCCTGAAACGGGACGAAAATCAGCGTTTTTTTGTAGAGTGGTTAGAGTTTTCTGAAAAAAAGGCCAAATTACATTCTAAAAGGCAATCTGAAAACAGAAATGGTAAAACCAAAAATAACCAAACAACAACCAAACAACAACCAAATTCTATTTTGGTCACACCTTTAGGAGATGGAAATGGAGATGATAATGGAAATGAATTTGAATTAAATTATAAAAGTGCCTTCGATGAAATTTACATTGACCAACTTGGAATGAAATTCAAAGGCATAGACCTAACCAAAGAACTTGCCGACTTCCGGTTTAAATGCGATAGCGCCCCGACTGAATACCATTGCCGCGACCGTGATGGCCTAAGGCTTGGATTTCTTGCACAGTTGAAGAACACATGGTTATCTAATACAAAAGTTAACGGACACAAAGAGAAAGTTAAACACGAACTGAAATAATAACTAAACAATTAAAAATTATGGGACACCACGCAAGCGATTTGCCATTTCAAGACTTTAATGATGATGAAGCAAGACGGCAATTCAACAAATTAGCTGAAGAATTAAATGTTAAAAAACAGCCTAAAAACCCATTAGATTTAGGGCCAACCGGAACTTATCCAGATGGAAAGATAGCCGACAATGATGAAGGTGCTATACAATACGGAATCACAACAATGAACAATCGGATAGTATTTGACTTTGGTAAACCGATTAGAACAATTGGATTAACCCAAAAACAGGCCTGGGAAATGGCCGAAGTATTAACAAGGCGCGCTAATCAATTAGACCCTGAAAATGGAAAAGGATAAACTTCGCTTCGATGTTGAATTAGATTCGGCCGAATTGGAAAAGCTGGATTCAATTTTGGAAAAATGCTATCGAAGCAGAAAAAATTTTGCTGAGGCTTTGATTAAACTTGTAATTCAATCCGATGGCGTGAACGTAGATTTAACAAAACTTGGCATTATAAAATGAGAACCTTCTTTGTCTCTCTTTTAAAGGATCTTAAGCGTCTAACAGGAGTTAAGCAGTACGAAGAGATAGCTTCTAACCCCAACGGAAAGGAAGCCGCTCAGGCTGAACTAGACGCACTATTAGAACCCATGATCGAAGTATGCAATCAATACTCCTACATCTCAGACGAGGACAAAATGAAGATCATAAAGGCTGCTATAATCAATGCTAAAGAGTTTTACGGGCTAAATGCCAGGTTTGTAAGGTTGGCTTTGGAGGCTGTGAAGGATATTTACTTTAAGGAATCGGGATACTTGGAAACAAATGCTCTTTTAAACGCTAAAGAAAGTAATGCAGTGCCTTTAGAAGAATGCTCACCTGAAACACAGGCAATGGTTAAGGAATTTACCGCAAAATTGGCCGTAGGAGGCATCCAAAAAATTACCGATGCCAACGAGCATGAACTTAAATCCATTCAATCTGAGGACGAATTTAGGGTAAAACCAAAGGCTTACAGCACTTCTTACAAACCATTAAGCGAAAATGAAATTAAAATACGCGATATGCACGTTCAATGGATTAGAGAATGTATTCACCCGCAGACGAAAGAATTGATTGGACTTGGAGAAACCGAGTGGCTTTTAGATAAAGGCTACTTTATTGAAAATGGAGAAATAAAAGAATTGTGAAGTTTATATTTAAACACAAAAATTATGGAAACAGTACAAGTCGGATTCCAGATTAACATTCAGATTAATTGTGAGACTGAGCAGGAAATTTTAACGCATCTATCGGTGATTAGAAGCAACTTGAAAAAGTATATCAATCGTGGTGATGTGGCTGGCGAAATTTCAGTTGTGCCAGTTCATTTCGAAGATGAGAATTGTTACGGTTCACACGAAGTAAATATTATCGCTGATTATGGAATGGATAAGCATTAAAGAAAGATTGCCAGAAGAGAATGTTTATGAAGTATTGGTTAAGGTGGATGAACCATTTTTTGGCACATCTACTCCACGGGCGATTGTAGCTTATTATTCTGAAGAATTTTCGCAGTGGAGATGTGAATTAACCTCAAAAGAAGTTTATCATGTTACCCATTGGATGTATTTACCAGATTTCCCGAAAGGTTAGAAGTTTATATTTAAAGATTATGAAAACAAAAACCGATGGAAACATTATTCAATTCTTGAATGGTTCGCATTCATTAAAAGGGATTTGGTTTGGTGAAGAACATCCTAAGACGGGAGCACCTTTTTGGTGGCGTAATGATTTGGATGAATATAAAAATGAACATGAAAAATTAATAGAAGTTGTAAAAGTTGCTAATCAAATGCTTAACTGTTTAATGACCGAACAGGAAATTAGACTTTGGCGGCATTGGAGAAGTTGGGGTAAAATAGCATCATGGAGAGAACAGGCATTGGCTCAGATAGAATTATTTCAAAAATTGAATAAAGAGTTAACCCTTACTTTGTTGGAAAATAAATCATGCCAATAGATTACAAAAGATACCCACCTAACTGGAAAACCGAAATTGTTCCTGCCGTTTTAAAACGTGCAAATGATCGGTGCGAATGCTGTGGACTTCAAAACGGTTGGACTGTGTGGTCTATTCATCTGCCAGTTAGGCAAGATGGTAGATATAAACAAAGATCAATTTGGTTCAGAATTAAAGAGGATGCAGTACGAGAGGCACTAATTCCACAATTAATTAAAGAAGTTACTGTAGTTTTAACTGTTGCTCATCTTGATCACGATGAGGAAAACCATGAGGTTAAATTGGAACGACTGAAAGCACTTTGTCAATTGTGCCACTTGCGATATGATGCCAAAGAAAAATATAGAAGAAGTTTGTTGGAAAATAAATCACTATAATATGAAAACAGGAATCGAAGCAATTCAACAAGAACGCAATGAGCAAATTCACAAACACAATAGGCAAGTTGAAGATGATTTAAAATATAATTCAAATTTTCCTTTAGCTCTCACAAAAGCCGCATCATCATTGACCATGCAACCCATTGGACTTGCATCTGATTTTGGAAAGCCTGAAGGATGGGATGAAGAACTTTGGCAAAAAATGTGTCGAAAGCCATATAAGGAAAGACTTGCCATTGCGGGCGCATTAATAGCAGCAGAATATGATCGTATATCTCTTGAAGAATTAAAAAGGGGGATGAATTGAAACAGTTATGAAAACAAATAACGAATTAATTGCTTTTGGAGTCAGGTTGCATATTAGCAATCTTTGTCTCGAAATCATTGTATTGTCCTAAATCCTGATTAGTGAGGATTAAGGAATCCAATTAATAGGAGGCGGTAAGACTATTTAGTCGTTGAAAGCTTATCTATAAGTTTTTGCTTATCTTCAGAACCCCTAGAGCTTCCGCGATGGAATGAAAGCACTTGTGTAAAAACCCCAGTAACAGCCCCCCAAACTGCCGTGACAGCGGTGTAATCAACGTTAACATCCTTTCTTACTAGGTTCAACATTATCATCATTAGGTAGGCAGTAAGCCCTCCCCAAAGAATTGTAACGAATAGATCAATTAGATATGCTATGTTCTTGCTCATCCAAGAAGCATTCGCGCTATCCTGAATTTTAACATTTGCGTTTCTTGAATCGGAAACATCTTGCAAATATGACTTTTCAATATCAGAAGCATTGTTTAAAAGTACTTCTTGATGCCTATCTAACTCTTGCTGTAGTGCTAGGTTAGCTCTATCTTTTTCTTCCTTTGGAGCGTTAATAGAGTCGATTACTGATTTAGCTGCATCGCCTATTCCTTTTATCCCTCCATGTATTAAGTCTGATATAATTCCCGGCATAATTAAAAAAGATCAAATGGTAGATATCTTGGATTACCTTCCTGATCGTGATAAGCTCTTAAAACTTCGCCACGATTTTTATTTAAAGACTTACTAACGTGTACCCATGCCGGTTCTGACTTGTCCCCGAATTCCCATATTATTTGATCGAATCCGAAAACTTCTTTTTGGCTTAGGACATATTTAAAAAGCTCTGCATTTCTCCCTAGTAAAGACATATCTATAGCTTCTCCTTTCATATGGCTACTAGTCTTGCTTGATCCTGGTGTTGAATTATTGAGCGCTGGCGACCTGAAAAAAGAGTTAATATGTATAGGCCCGAAATGATCTCTCAAAGGATCGTAAATTTGTAAAGCAGCATATTTCATCGCTGATAGTTGATGTTCATCCGGAGTATTAGGAATGTCCAAGCGTGATGCAGTTTCACTACGAATAGCTTCTCCATAACTAACCCATTTAGAAATAAGATCGGTTAAGTTCATAGCTTTTTAGTTCGTTCAAGAAATGTTGAATTCAATCCCTTTTGTTCTTCCACAAATGAATGAAAGTCTTGTTTAATTTGCTTCACATCATCCTTTATCGAATTAATACTTGAAAGTATAAACCCGAAAATTACACTTACTAATGTAGTACAAAGCCCTATCACTAGATAAAGTGTAAAATCGGCAGAAAGGCCACCGTCTTTAGTGATTGCCTCTACTAGTAAGGTAAGTATATTGTGCAACATCTTTTTTAAATTTTCGTAGTTCTTTCTTTAAATTTTTAATTACTGATAAAAGTCTTACAATCACAGTCCCCATGAACATTACTGAGATAACACATATAATTATTATCGCACTAATCATAGCATCTATAAGCGAAAATTATTGTAGTCACTATATGACTTGAGAACCCACTATACCTATCATCATATCCTAAATTAAT